GCCATAACTGATGTTGCTACCACTTACGGTGCCGACTATCGCTTTCCCGTGATTTGAATCTCCAGTGTCTGTATAAACGATAACTACCCTGTTATTTGACGAATCAAAAATAGGCAGAATGTGATAAGACTGTGCATTCTCAAAAACGACTTCTGAGCCTACGCTTTCTGATTGACCAGAAACTTGGCTTACAGTTCCATTTGAGTTTAGAACTACAGGCTTGCCAGAAGCTACCGAACCGCTTGCCGTGAATGAGTGGACATTCCCAGCAGGTGCTGGAGAGGCCCAAGAAATGTCAGTGCCATCTGATGTTAATACGGTATCAGCCGCACCTTTTGTTAAAATTGCGGTGGCAGCAGATGCGTTACCGTAAATAATACTGCCACGGCTTAGAGCGTCTAATAAATTTAACTCAGCAGCAGTGCTTGTAACACCGTCAAGAATATTAAGTTCCGCTGCGGTGCTTGTAACACCGTCAAGTATGTTGAGTTCAGCAGTAGTTGCTGTAACACCATCTAGAATGTTTAGTTCTGTGGTACTACTAGTTACACCATCTAAAATATTTAACTCTGTAGCTGTAGCAGTTACTCCATCGAGTATATTAAGTTCAGCAGCTGTTGAAGTTATAGACGTTCCTGCAATCTGAAGTGTTGTTGCATTAACCTCGCCAGATGATCCATATATAACAGCTTTACTATTTACAATAGTTCCTGCACTAGAACCATCTACTAAATTTAATTCTGCTGTAGTACTAGTTACTCCATCAAGAATATTTAATTCTGATGTGGTGCTTGTAACACCATCAAGTATATTTAGTTCTGCCGTAGTACTTGTAACGCCATCAAGAATGTTTAGTTCTGTGGCTGTGGCTGTAACACCGTCCAGTATATTTAACTCTGCTGCTGTGGATGTTATAGCAGTGCCACCCAAAGTAAATGTGCTAGAGGCCGATAGTGTAGTAAAAGATCCTGCTGCTGCCGTTGATCCTCCTACAACTGCATTATCAATCGTGCCACCATTTATATCAGGAGAAGTTAAAGTTTTGTTAGTAAGAGTATCTGTGGTTGCTCTACCAACTAACGTATCTGTTGTAGCAGGTAAAGTAATAGTTACATTACCGCTAAAATCAGAATGTGCAGGAGCTTGTAACTGTGCGTAGTGAGCGTTACTTACCTCACAATAAAATCTAACATACGATTCTGAGCCAGAGTTTTTAATAGACACAGCACCAGATTGTATATCTACACCATTAGAGCCATCTATTCTAACAACTCCTGTTCCATTAGGAGTAAGAGCAATATTTCCATTAGATGTGGATACTAAACCATTACCATTAACATCTAAGTCTCCACCTAGCTGGGGTGTAGTATCTTCTACTACATTAGACAAACCACTAGATGTTGCTAGTCCTGAAACTAATGAGCTTCTAGTAATTCTTTTTAGCCCACCACCAGAAGTATCTATTGCAATTAATACATCATCGTTTGCAACTGTAGATATTTCTGAAAGATCACCAACTGCTGTAGAAGCAAAGCCAGTTCCATCTGCAACTAGTAAATTACCAGAAGTATTTGTAGCAGTTTGAAAGGTAGTACCTTTTACTTCTCCAGATGAGCCATAAATAACCGCTTTACTATTAACGACTGTTCCTGCGGAAGAACCATCAACAAGATTTAACTCACTTGCGGTGGATGTAACTCCATCTAGGATATTTAATTCAGCAGCTGTACTAGTAACTCCATCAAGTATATTCAACTCTGCTGCTGTCGATGTAACGCCATCTAAGATATTAAGCTCAGACGCTGTTGATGTTACTCCATCAAGGATATTCAGTTCTGCGGCTGTTGCTGTAACTCCATCCAAAATATTTAACTCAGCAGCCGTAGAAGTAACTGCCGTTCCACTTAAAGTAAGTGTATTTATAAATGCATTCGACCAATTATTAGAGCTATCGCCAAGACTGTGAGTATTGTTAGCACTGGGTATAAGATCTGACGCAATGTCGGCGGTGACGGTAACTGTGTCTGATGCTGCGTTTCCAAGAGTGGTATTACCTTGTACAGATAAAGTACTGCTAAGTGTAACAGCACCAGAAGCACTAAGGGTTGTAAACGCTCCGGTACTTGCAGAAGTAGCACCAACTGTAGCACCATCAATAGTTCCACCATTTATATCTGCCGTATCAGCAACTAAGGCATCTACTGTTGCTGTCCCATCTAAAAATAAATCTTTAAATTCTAAAGAACTTGTACCTAAGTCAATGTCATTATCTGTTACAGGTACTATAGCTCCATCCTGTACTCTAATTTGCTCTACAGCAGCACTAGATACTTCTACAAAAAAACCTATGCGATTATTACTTCCATCAACTACTACTTTATTTAAAAAGTCTAAATCGCCAATAGTGTGGATGTTACCACCTTCTCCAGCAGTGCCATCATGTCTATGCCCAGTTGAAGAAGCACTAGAAGAAGAATAACTAAAAGCATTTAATAGTTGATTAAACTCATTATTAAATAATGCAGCAGTTATAGTATCTCCATCTGCGAATGTGCTTTGTCTTGTATAACTTTGTGCCATTGTTATCTCCTACCTGATGGCATATAATCTATGTAAAAGCCATTTATTCCATATGAACGATTTTTGTCATTTGTTCTTACTCTAAGGCTTGCTGTATGTCCACTTCCTGTTAAAGTTGTTCTAACCATTGGTTCATTACTAGCTCCAAATGTAGCAGAACCAAATGTTGTGCTAGTTTGTCCAAAAATAGCAGGTAGTGGAATACCTGATAAAGTTATGTCTTCAGGCTGCGGTATATCTAAACTTTTGTAATCGTATCTAACTCTTAAAACTGGAGACACATCTCCCTCTGGAGATATTGATGTCTTTACATATTTTAAAGTCTTTAGTGTTCCAATATCTCCAAAATCTAAATCGGGAGTTTCATATGTAGATAATATGTTTGCTTCAGATCCATCTATTAAAAATGAAACACCTGTATCATGGTTATAGACATAGCCATCTTTATCACCATGATAAAATTTTTCTATTCCATCTTTATCAAAACCAGAACTTAAACCAAAGGCTTGTATCCCTTTAGTTTCTGACCATTCAAAACCTTGTCCTGTAAAAGTTCCTATAATACCTTTAGAGGTTGTAGGTGATGCAGATGCTCCTGCATAAAAAAGTCTGTACTGTGATTTAGATCTAATTACAGCACTGTTTATAACAAAATCATTTATATTTCTAGCAAGAGATGTGATAATACTTTGTATCTGTCTAGATACTGAACTTAACTCTGTATCTCCGATTCTTGCTGTACCTGCGATAGTTCTTATTCCATCAGGAGCTAAGAATACTAAGTCACCACCAATCTCTTGAATTGAATAGCCTGAAAGACATCCTACATTTTCTGCAATAGGATCAATTCTTACACTAGATGTATCATTTATATTTACAAGTTTCTGTATACTATTTTTATTAAATATAATTAAATCTGTTCTAAATCCTCGTATACCTTGTACTTGATCTGATAGAGTTACTGACCCTGATCCACTACTTGAAAAATCGGAAGGATCATTATAAACACTAAAAAATACAGTATTTAAATTATCCTCTACCCCAGCAGCTATTAAATGATGATCATGAATAGTTATAAATTTTACAAACTTAGTTCCTGTTACAGTTATTTCAGATGCAAAAAAAGTACGGGTGCTTAACGCGCCAGTACCTTCCATTCTAAATGAGTAAAGTTTATTAGCTCCATCAGCTATTATAACTTTACCATAGTCAAAAGTTGCACCTTCAAACAAAACAAAACTAGCTTGGCCTTGATTTGATCTAGTTAGAACAGACCTGCCAGTAAAAGTGGAATGATTATCTCCACTTGCGGAAACACTACTTCGATTTATTTCTAACCAAGATGTTCCTGTATTACTAAAGTAAATACTTGTTCCAGAACAAACTATTACTCCATCTGCATACGGAAAAGTGCCTAATATTCTATTTGTGCTATTAGGTCTAGCAGCACTACTACCGCCAAAAGCAGTAAAACCATTTATTCTCCTATATCCACCATCAGGATCTACTTCAAAATTTTCTAAAGATGTGGCAAATCCCGGCTGACCTAAAAGCTCTAATGAGTTTAGATTAGTATTTAGTCCTCCTCTGCAAGATAAACCAAATGCTAAAGACATTACACAAACACCACTCTGTCATCTCTAATGAAAGAGGTGCTTGGATCTATAAGATTTTCTCTCATGCTTCTAAGACCTTTCTTATAATCATCCAAAGCAAATGCAGCAGCTTGAGAATTTTCTTTAAATTGATGTATATAATATCTAGCTTTAGCTATGAGTGTACTACTATATACATCAGGAAATACTAAGGTGTCATCATGAGCAGATAACTCTGTTGGCAAGTCATAAGCAAAAAAGAAAACTTTATATACTTTATCAGGTATAGGACTTAATCCAAACATACGGGCATCACTGCTTCGTATAACTACATTTGGAACGCCTCCTACTGCTTGATCAGCATCATCAGAATTTTCTCTAGTCCTTCTAAAATCTCGCCATGCATCAATAGGTAGGTATTGTAAATTTTTAGAAACAAAGGGGGCTGATTCACCACTGACGCCTACAGTAGTCAGATAGAAATTTTCCCATTCTATCGCACCATAGTCAGTAGTTAGATTGCTACTAGATGCTTTTAATTCATACCATCTTGTACCAGCTACAGTATCCACAGATACATTGCCATACATAGGATCTGGACTACCACTAGCCCCCGTTGCCAAAAAAGGCCATTTAGGTTCTTCAGTAACTATATCTAAATATGCTCTGTTGATACAATCTTGGGCATGAGCTTGTATTCCAATAGCAGAACTAAAATTAGAAGAAGTTAAAACAACTTCATTTAACTCTCGTAATAGTTCATTTGTTAATTGTAGATATGTTTTAGCCATTACTTAAACCTTTTTTAGATAGCTGTTCCTTTACTTGGATCAGGGCTATCTTGTTCATTGCGAACTTTTGGATATTTTAAGTCATTTTGTTTTTGATAAGGAAATTGATTTTCCGTCTTTTCAGCACAAACCCTTTCTTTCTCTTGAATAGATTTGTAACTGGCACTAGCAACAACGGTAGTCATTTTAATTTGGCGTTGCGCGAGGCATCGCAGAAGCTATATCACCACCATATGTAGGCTGAGTTCCTTTAGAAACTGCACCACCTACCATTTTGCCCATTCGTGGATTCATCATATTTTTTTCTTTCTTTGCCTGACTACCCATCATCATTTTCTTTTTGTCAGAACTTCCGTACATTTTAATTTTCCTCTTTATGATTTACAGGATTATTAGGATTCCTAAAAATTCTGTCATAATTTTCATCAGCTTTTTGTTTGTCTTCATGCCTATAATATTTAGCACGAATTTTACGTTTATCTTTAACATTAAATCTAATTGGATTTTTTTCACTTCCTAGCTGTGACATCTAACTTACCTTAACTATTTTTGAAATACATTGTAACTTCAAATCCAAGTCTTATTTTTTCATAAGTAGGTTTAGACCATTTCATATTTATATCCTCTTAGTTTAAATAAAGGGGGCCATATTTCAGACCCCCAATAATATTAGTCGATACCGTAGAATGCAGATACCAATGCTTCGCCACGTAGCACTTTAGCTCCATAAACATGGAGTCCACGCACTATGTCACCAAAGCTGCTTGGATCACGAATTACTTCAGTATTAACAATAGTCTGAGCAGTACATGTAGAAGATATGTGACCTGCAATACATTTACCAGCCGCATTAGAAGTAGCTGCAATGTTGTTGGTCTTATACATATCAAATCCACGTAGTTTGCCAGAGGATACCAAACCATTACGGATTGATCCCTGACCAGCATTGAAATCAGTACTCATCAGTTTTGATGAAGTCTGTACAAGCTGCTCATAAAACTCTGGATTAGCTAGGAACCAGCGACCCTCTTCAGGGACATTTTGCTCGTCAAGCAGACGGGCCATGTGTGAAAGAACATCGATAGGGTCATGCTCGCCAGAGGCAAAACCAATATCAAGATTACCAGTACCATCAAAAGTACCGCCAGCTAGGTCAGTAGCATTATCTGAACCCAAAATATGATTAGGGCTAGAAGCTGATACACCAGCAAACATAGCAGCAATTACGCCTTCATCAAAAGCATCTCGCAAAGCATATGCAGCCGAAGAAGCAGCTACTTCGCGGAAGTTGACATGAGACATATTACTTTCAATATCATCTACGATAAACTTGAAAGCATTTGCAGTATCGACAACCAAGTTTACTTCTTGGTCTGTCAGTTTAGTTGCAGTTGTATCTTGACCTCTTTCATACTGAACAACAGTAATTTCAGGTTCTTTAATAATACGAACTGAATCACCATAAGCTGAAATTTCTCCCGCATAATCAGTATTAGTGATTGCTTCAGCCACAGAGGACTTACGAAAGAAATTAAGTACTTTCCTACTATAAATAGCAGGTAAGAAGTATGAGTTAGTTTGACCACTTACGGAGTTAGCAAAGTTAGCATTTGTATCCGTACTTGGCTCAAAATATTGATCTGATTGGTTATAAGCCATTTTTAATTACCTCAATAAAAGACAAATTATTTAACTACTCGCCCCTCACTGATAGCTTGATCTATTTCATTTTCATATTTATCAAAATCAGCAACGGACATTTGAGCGATTTCCCGTTCAGTCCATATCTTAGGTTGCTTAGTATCTATAGTTTTTGTTTTAGTTGAAACCATATCTGCTGCGCTTCCCTTAGATGCAGACTTCCTTTTAGTTGACTTTGTAGAAATACCAAGTTCAAGTTTAAACAAATCAATAGCTTTACTCGCTAAAGAAGCATTATTTGGATTATTGTATACCCAGTTTTGTATTTGTTCAGGTTGTTCCTTAGCCCACTCATGAAATCTTTCATCGCCTCGAATGTCCTCAAAGTCGGGATGCCTTTGACGCAACTCAACTTCAGCTTCTTTCTTAGCTATATCAGACTCACGTTGCTTCAAAGAAACTAACTCTTGACGTATATCAGCCAATTGTTGTTCATTTTGAAGATGAGCTACAGTCTCAACTGTGTCATATAAATCTGGATTTTTCTTCCGAAAAGCCTCTATTTCCTCAACGGTTTTGGGAGCTTCATAGGCTGGAAAATTTGATTTTACTTCCGCTACTAACTCTTCTTCTCGTTGTTTAAACTCAGAGACTTTATTATCATAATGTTTCTTTAAATCATCATAACGCTTTTTATAATTTACCTCTTTCTCTTCGGGGGCTTCAGCTTCATTGCTGGAGGTGGCCTTCTTAGTCTTAGGTTCAAAAAAGAGTCCATCAGCACTATCGAATTTTTTATCTTCTATTCCATCATGCCAATCTTTCTTCATGTTATAAGGATTTGCTTCTTGTTCCTCAATTTTTTCTGCAACAGTCATGTTACTTCTCCAAACGGGGCTTGTTGTCTACAAGGTAGCCATTATAATGAATTATTTGTACGGATAATTCACAATGGGGCTTGTTACGTCAAGGTAGCCGTATTAACGAATACTAGGCATTTTACTTGAGCCAGCCATCTGTCGCTGAATAATGTCTTCATTACTCATTGATGTCTTACTCAAGTTTTGCCCACTCATCATACCACCGTCAAAGGCACGTTCAGCATCATCCATCATTCGTTGGAGATTCTCAGCACCTATTTGGTCAGTGGCCTTCTTGGTTATAACAAACTCACCGTCAGATAATCTAGCAGGTATTGAGTCTGATACACCAGTTCCGGGGCCATCAACTTCTCCAGCCCCAGAAAACTCAGCAGCAGTTAACAAAACTTTGTCCATAATTGAACTCAGTTCTGGATCTGCTGCTAAAGCATTCTTTAAATATGTTTGTTCTGAATCAGAAAGCGTTTCTGTTATTATAAAGTTTAAGTAACCTATCTCCATTTCTTCATCAGATGCCTGTGATGCTATTACAGCTTCCATTTGATCTGGTGGAATATTAGGATAGGTATCTTCAGGCACTTCACCGCCTTCTTGGAATACTCCACGGCCTTTTAATACATCGGCCTGTGTTACTTTTCCATCACCTGTAAGGTCTGGAAATTTAGTTTCACCGCCCTCTGCCATTCTTAGCATGGGTCTTACATTACGTGCGGCTTCCATTAAACCGCCTACTTGTTTCTTATTTCTAGAAGATGCATAGGCAATAGCTAATGCTTGATTTCTATTAGTAACTTTGTCTCCAGAACTTGACTTTAAATCACCATCTGAAAACTCTTTCATTACTTTATCAAACTTACCACCTTCTGCTTTAGCCTCTCTATTCACTGGTAAATCAGCTAAATAAGTTCTACCCTCAAACTCAAAGGTATCTGCTCTTGCTTCTCTTGCATTTTTAAATGCTTCTTGAAATGCTTTTGCAGAGTCAGTATTCCTAGCATAAGTAGGAAAATCTTTTGGATTAATTCTTTGATCTATATTTTTTATTTCTACTTCTATTTCACCAGCGTTAGCAGCTTCAATTAACCTTTCACCCTCTGGCGAACTAAGATTGTATCCAATACCCCCTGCTACTACGGCTGATCCTGCCCCCACCGCAGCTTTATCTTTTATAACACTAGCTTGAGCAGCACTAGCTGCCCTCGTTGCTTGTTGATCTTTTGTTAGAGGTTTTATGAGTTTTAGTAGTGTTTTTACTAATGCACCTCCTACATATGGTTGCCGCTCTGGTGGCACTAACATAGAAGATTGTTCGTTCATAATACCACCCTTATTTCTAAATCTACGTGCAGTCTTTGCAGCTTTCTTAGGCTGCTTAGAAAATTGTTTACCTTTTTTTGTATCTTCTCTTTTCTTTCTAGAGCTTGCGGCATACTCAGAGTCAGACATAGCCTCTATAGCTTTCTTTGGTAAATATCTTTCACCTGTAGCTTTTGGACCTTGCGTAGATGGCTTACCACTCTTAGTAGTCCAGTCTTGGTCTGTCCAATCTTTTAAAGACTTTTGAGACTTTTTCATTTACGCTGTGTTCCTTGCTCTTCTGATTGCTTCTTTACCTCTTGATGCAATCTCAGCTTGTTTGGACTTTCCTGCTACCTTTGCTCTTTGTTCTAATACTGTTAATATTTGTATTTTTCTAGCAAAAGGTTTATTTATATTCTTTACTTTCTTAACAGTATCTCTTGCATCTTGAACAGTAGCAAACTTAATACTAACGGTATCTTTTGGATTCTCGTCAGTATATAGTCTTCTTCCAGAACCTTTTGGCTTTTTACCTGTACCAACTTTAGGATCTTTTTTTCTAGCCACTATCTACCTACTTTTTTCTGTGCTTTTTTATGAGCATCTGTAAAAGTACTACCATTCAACATTTCTCTTCGCATCATATCCATATGTTTTTTAGTATGATGCTCAGAGTGACGCTTCATAGTTTCTTCTTGTCTTTTTGTTAAAGTTTTTTTAGCAGCCTTTTTTGGTTTAGCTTTAGCCATTACTTGTATCCTCCTCCTTTAGCTTTGTATTCTTTTGCTAACATCTGGGCTTTACGGGCTGACCACTGCCCCGGACTACCGCCTTTCCCACCAGCTTTAATTTTATTAAAAAGATTTTTTCGCATCGTTGGCTTAGTATAATTACCAGCCTCATTAACTCTAGATTTCTTTTTAGCCATCAGATCTCTCTAACTCTACTTGTAACATCTCTTGAACAATTTTGAGCTTCTCTTCTGTTGAAGCTACTTGTTCTATTAACTTATCAACTTCGGTTACTATGTCAGGATGTTGAGCTACACCAACTGAGTTACTTGTATAATTTTCTATATTTACTGCAAGTCTTTTTAAATCTGCTATGTACTGACTGGATAAAGCCTCTAGTATAGTTACTGTCATCCTTCATACCCATTTACGTTATCACGTAACTTCTCTAGGCGTTCCAGAGAACTCACTCTCCCCTGACTGCGGTACACTTCCCGTTCCGATTGTGCCACCGCCAGTACCCGTAGCTCCAACATCTTGACCTTCTGGAGATACTCCATCAGGGCTTCCCATGTTTCCGGGTTGTTCACTATCGGCTTGAGCTTCCTGACTAGTTGCTTGTCCAGCATTATTTTGTAATCCTATAATTCTAGCCATCACAGCTGCTTCTTCTGGGTCATTTAATATCTCATCTGGATCAAGTTCCAAAGAGTACGCCAGTTCGCTGATTAGCTTATTTATCTTAATAAAAGGGGCTATTGAAGGATTCTGTGCTGTTTGTAAAAACATAGTGAGTCGCTGACTGCGAACTTCTTTTTGCATTAGGCTATTAGTGCCTGTAGCTTTTACTTCTAAGTCTCCCTCTATATTTAGCTTCTTATCCAAGAACTGCATGTTCCATTGATAATAAGCCTCACCAAGAGGTCTAAGTAAAAAGTCATCTAGATTTTTTATAACTGTTTTTATATTTAGAGATGCTGCACCTAAAAGCATTGACATGCCTGATGCGGTGCGAGTCATACTTTGTACACCTGTCTGACCATGTGAATAACTAGGTATGCCTGTTTGCTCATCAGCAAGCTGTCTAAACCTATCAAACATCATCATATTTTCGTTAGATGTATTAGGAAACTTCAATCCATTTATAGCCATTCCGGGTACACCAGCTTGGCGTTTAAACATTTTTCCGGGGTATATTTCCATACTCTGACCGCCAACTAAAGCAGACTCATCAACATCAAATACTAATGATCCTGATAAAGCAAGATTATCAATAGCCATACGTGCATGACCATTCATAATTTTCTGAGAGTCATCCATATTTTCAGATACGCCTATACCAAAAAAACTATAGGGGTTTCTTTCATATGGAAAAGAGTTATATGGAATACGATGAGGAGTAAAAGGATTAATGACAGCCCTAAGTATATTTCCATTACAAAGCCAAGCATTTACCTGAACTTCATCTAAATCATCTACTTCTGCGGGGAGTTCTATACCAGCTTCTTTAGCATACTCAGCATCCATTATTCCCCAATATTCTAAGACTTCATATTGACCGGAACCATAATCATCAGACCTTTGATCGTCTTTTAGCTCATGCTCATAATTATCAGGTTCGTAATTTGGCCCCATTCTTAGAGTGTCTCGAATAGCATCCTTATTAAAATAAGGCATATTAGCTAATGCTCTAACTTGAGACTTATTCATTCTATGGCGGTGGAATGCATATTCACACTCATCCATGTTAGTAGCATTGGGATCTGGATAAAAATCCCAAATACTTACAAATTCTATTCTTGGTACACGTACCTGAACAGGATTGTATTCTCTTTCTCCTGTAGCAGTTTCAGACCAACGATTTAAAGTTTTATTAAAATTAAACGGGCCTTTTATAATACCTGTACCAAACAATGCACACTCAAATAGAGCGTTACGAATTTCACTAGAACCTTTAGACTCTTCAATCTGATCATGGATTATTTTTTCCATGCGTCTAGCAGACTCTTGAGCAGGTTTAGTTTCAAAAAACTCAGGTATAGCTGAAGATCCATCTACCAAAGAATCTTCTAATACAGCATCTATATCTTCAGTTTCGCCTTTATTATAGGTTGCCCCGGCATTTAAGACTTTATCATCACCTGCAAACCCCACATTAAAAGGATTATCGTTGCTAGGCTCCGGGGCTGGTGAGCTAGTCTCTATGCTGGGAACCGGATTATTAGTATTAAGGTGGGCATACTCTGCTACACCCTCCGGTTGTTTAGTTTCTGATATTCCAATAGGGAGTTTATTAGAACCAAAAACAACATCTACTAGCTGACCAAAAGCGGCTAATACTTTAGTTTTAGTTACTTTTACAAAGACTCTAGATTTCTCAGACTCTCTAAATTTATAGTGTTTTGGATAAAGTCCTCTGTAATTGTGATAACCTGTTATCCATCTTTTTTCATCATAATCTCTAGCGAGTTTAGCAGATGTATAACGATCATAAATAACGCCTACAAACTGATTGTGAATAGCATTTTCAAGGTCTATATTTTTACCTTGTTCGCCTTCTACATCCTGAAAGTAGGCACTATTAGCGTCACCTATCAAAGAGTTTTCTTCAGACATATTATGGTAGTGTTATAAAATCAATTACGAATGTAACAGTAGTTGCAGCTGTTGCTAGATTATTTGCAAGAGGTTTCAAACGAATGTGCAAAGTTCTTTCAGTTGTACTAGCAAGAGATGCTGCGAGAGTCATAGCCTCTGATGTTGCTGGACCACCGCTCATGTTTGCAAACTTATTAGCTGCTGCTGGAATACCATTCTCAACAATAAATAAAGGTGTATTAGCAGCAATAGTTACTGCGCTACCGCCATCATCAGCGATTGCTTTTTCATCAATGATCTGACCACCACCTGCGGAGGTTCCTAAATCAAAGTCTATATCATCACCAGATGCACCCGCAGTAACTAAGTTACCTGCTGCAATCATAATAATATTTTTAATTGATGTACCTGCTGGCTGAGTAAAACTTACATCATAAGTTGCATCCGCTGTTACAGCGATTGTGCCTGTAGTTGTTGTAGCTTGTGAACCAACTCTTGTTGCAAGATCACGAACATCTCCAACGCGAGGAGATCCTACATTATCTCGTATATCTATGACTCCGGGTAATGCTGACATTTTGACTTCTCCTGTTAATAACCAAATTCTGAATCTAATGGTGTAAATGCTTGTTCCCGATGCATATGCCTAATTCTTGATAAAGGATCTGCTATTCTTGGCCTTGACATTATCAAGTACCTAAGTGCATCGTAAGCATGATCCGAAGCATGAGTATCCACATCCTCTGGATTACTTCTGTCTAAGGGAATACTTTGAAGTTCGCGTATCAGATTAGGGCAATTATTAAATATCTGCAATCGTGGCCTTCCGCTTTGCTGCAACTTTAAGTATTCGTGAATCTGTATTTTTCCTTGTATACGGTTCTTATCGGCTCTTCTTAGCTTGTGTCCTGCTCTCATAAGGGCTTCACCGACTGTCGGTCCTGTAGAACCTGTTTTAGCCCAAGCAGCTGTATCAAGAACTCCGGGTATAGAAAATGGATCTTGTACTTCCATTTCTAATATCATTTGTCCTAGATCTTCACCCGTAAGTCCTTTACGGTACAACTCTCTATATATTATTAATGTACCATCTGAAGGATCAACTGCTCCCCAGATACAAGCACTTTCTGATGCATATCCGTAGTCAATACCTTTTACTCTTTCCCATCCTATAGGAATTTCAAATGGTGTAACTACATGGGTAGCTGTTTCAAACTCTGTGAAAGCAGCACCCTCTGCTATCTCCCAATTACCTTCTAGTAATTGCCTTCTTTGAATGGCTGGAAGAGCTTTAAGCATCTCTTCATAACGACCATCTGCTGCAAGGTAGGGGTTATCATCTAGCCTTGCAGGTATAAACTTTCTAGTTAGACCATCCTCACCTGTAAAAGATTCATTAGGAGGATATGGTAATATATATCTTTTCTTTACCCAATTCGCGCCAACACCACCGGGGTTAGCGGTACACCGCATATAAGGAACAATATCTGGGTCAGTAGTACGAAGTCGTGAAGCCAGATAATTCCAACCAAACTCTGTGGGTAGGTGAGTAATCTCATCAAAACCTATCCAACTGTATGCTTGTCCTTGATAGCGATAGACATCTGCATCTCGCTCCAAGAATCCAAATTCAACTTTAGCTCCGCTAGGGAAGTTCCAAAGTTTTTCGACCTCCCGATACTTACAACCGGGGAAAGCCCTTGGGTAAAGCTCTCTAGACTTATCTATTAACTCTCTAAGTTCTGGCATAGAGCGTCTAAGTATTAACGCCCTATGTGCGGGTCTATGAGCGTATCTGAGAGGATCTATCAACATAGCATAGGACTTACCGCCCCCTGCTGCTCCACCGTACAATACGTCCCTCTCAGGAGCAGCTAAGAAGTCTGTCTGTGGCCCTGCATTTGGTTTGAAGATAACATTGTCGTTAGCTTCTTCCCTTAAGGCTTTTGGAACCTTTGACAGAATATCATCTGTAATTATTTTATTATTATTATTATCTAACTTAGTTAAAGTTTCTTTAGAGGCTTTTAGTTTTTCTCGCTGTTGAGATAATTTAACTCTTGTACGCTCTGCTTCTTTTTCTTTTTTGCGTACAGTTCTCCGCGCCTGTATCTTTGCTTTCGTTTCTGAGTGGTAATTATAGCCTCTACCTTTTGCCCCCTTTGGTCTACCACTTTTTCGTCTAGGAGTTCCGTCCTTCTTTAGAACGAAATTACCCTCCAAGTCTTTGAGGTAGTTCTCAGGATTTTTCTCCCAATCTTCCATTAATAATATTCTTTAATCCGACATGGCTTATACTGCGGCCTGTCATATGAGATAACCAATCAGCACCCTCACGCAACGACATCATATCAGAGGACACAAGTTCTTTTATTTTATCTAAAGATTCTAGTTCCTGATGTATAGGTTCGAGATTCTTTTCATCTTCAGAAAGTTTATATCCAAAAGGTATTGTGCTGCTAGTTCGCCTCATTAGCTTTTGCGGGTAGTATAAATAAACCCCCTGTCATATTATTATTTACTTCTAGTCTTTCTTGTTTTCCAAGTCCTGTACGATCTAGTATAGTCTGTGCAGCCTGAAGTCTCATGTTTGCCTGTGGTATAGGCTGATCAGAGTGCATAACTTCTACAAGTTTCATAGCGGCTTGGGGTGCTGACTGAGCAAGAATGTTAGAGGCTATATCGATGATTTCATGTTTGAGTGCTTTGACAACTTGCCAATGTCCATTCGCGGAATACCCCGCTAACTCAGCAGCTTTCTTAGGATCACCTCCAGTTTCAACTAGATAGTCCAAGAAATCTTTTTGTTTTACAGTTAATTCTTTATTCATCTTATAATATTATAGTGCTATATAGAGGTTTTGTCAAGTAATATTTAATATTATACTAAATAACTTGACAAAATGCTCTGTAGACTGTATAATATACTTTGTACCCTCCGGGTTCATAGTTATATAGACCTGACAATCCTAGCGGATTGAGTCTTTAAAGACTGTATGGCCCCAAAAAGAACTTTAGAGACTTGAAAGTCTTATTACCTACCTGATTCCATCCGACAAAAGACTCCCGCCTAAACTACTTTACACTTCAAAACCTCTAAAATGTATATGATTTAGTATATATATGGGTGTACCCCCCCGGCCTCCTGCCCGACCCTTGAGACTCTCGAGTCTCAAAAGTCTTACCGGGTCAAACTTTAGAGTTTCTTGAAACTCTAGAGACTATCAAAACTCCAGAGACTCAAGAGTCTCTGCTCCAAAACCTCCAAAGTCTGTCTAGTTTACAAATATCTAAAGAGATTTGTAAGTCTCTAGAGTAAAACTAAGAAGACTCTAGAGTCTTTAAAATTCAACAGCTTACCAAATATTTTAGAATCAATAGATTCTACCACCAGAGATTATAAAATTCCACAACGCGATCAGGCGTAAGGCGTATGATGCAGGGTTTCTTCACCTGTTTCAGCGAGCATTATGCGTGGGAGAAAGGGCGTGTGAGAAACATTTGACTCCAGAAATTGGATGTGCCTTTAATGAAAATGTCTCAGCGACATCGAGACAAAACAATCACACACAACTCCAAAGGAGCATACACATGAAAGTTGAATTTACCCTCGCTAAAAGCGTAGAGCAGTTTGAAGTGGGTCTGATTACCGCCGAAGAGCTTACACAATCAAGGCCCACGATTAAACTCACGATTGATCCGCTTGACCCGCACTACGGAAAACTCCTTGAGTTTTTACAAGCTCATCACTGTGGTAGCAATCCACCAAAACCGCTACCGAAATTCATCTAGACCTTTAGGACTTTTTAGTCTCTCTTACATAGTGAGAGAGACTTAAAAGCTCCTTAGCACCACCAACGACAACAAAATCACACACAAACTCCAAAGGAGTACATATGGAAAATTTGCTTGCCAAATTTGCAGAAGCTAAAAATATGGTTGAGTCCGATGCTTGGTCTGATGCATACGAACTCTACGAGTCAGCCGCTTCAGAAGTCAAAGCCTATCACAGAAAACATCCGTTTTCTCACATGGGTCTGACTCAAGATGAACTTGAGTTACTGAAAGAGGCTTCAAGCTAGACCCTTAGAACTTTTTAGTCTCTCTTACTTCAGTGAGAGAGACTTAAAAGATTCTTAGCACCACCAACGACAACACAACACAAACTTATATCGGAGATATACCATGACAAACTCAGTTACTTTGAATGAAATTCAAGCTACTCCCAAGCAGTACTTTGGCCTAGCAGGTAAGTTTGCTTACCTCCTCTGCGAATCTCTGGAGATTCCAGAGATCAAGTTTCCAATCATTCGGAAGCGGGTCTTGGGAGTTTTACACTCCCAGTTTCCAGCTTCTTCCATGACCCGTGGGAAAGCTCAAGAGCTTTTCGATGTGACCAAGATTCCAGCTTTCCTGACTCGTCAGGTCAAGACTGAGGACATGGTGGGAGCTAAAGCTCCCGCTAAGGTCAAAGCAGTCAAGACTGCCAAGCGTATAGCAACCAAGGTTGCCAAGCCGAAAGCAGCTACTAAAGTAGCCAAGCCGAAAGCCACCACCAAGGTCGCTGCTAAAGCAGCACCAGTGAATGACATGGAAAAGCGCATGACCTTCGTAGAAGGTGAGTTAAGCAGAATGTCAGAAGATGTTCTGGTTATCAAGTCGGGTCTTGAGACTCTAATCGAAAGATTAGGGTAAACTTTACAGTCTCAGGAGGGCTACGGCCCTCTTGAGTTTTAAGGAGTATCTATATGATTTATTTAGAATTATTATATTATTATCTCAATCCTAGTTGGGAGTTAATAAGCTACACTTGTTTTCCTAGAAAGCGTCAAGCTAGACTATCTCACTGGAAATACTTCCAGCATGGATATGTCAGAATAACTCTGGGCCGTAGGAAGTTCCAGTTTAGTAAAGAGTTATAATTAATATTTAAAAGATTTTAAAGACCTCTTACGGTAGTGAGAGGTTTTAAAAATCTAAAAGGAGCCGCCATGCTTTTCAGTAACGAAGAAAAAATGCAGATGAAAAATAGATTTAAAAATCAAGATTATATCTGTGAGAGATACCAGACTCATTTTGGTGACAATAGTTATATCTGGAATTGGATGGGTAAACTGGGAGCCAGATTTAAATCTATGTCAGATACTCAGGTTCAGATGATGGCTCATGATGTTGATAAATGGCTAAGATTAGATTCTAGGAGTTAAGTTATGAAAGCGTATATTAAAGTTAAGAATATCTATGGAGTAGATAAGATCTATCCAGACTGTGACGTTTCTAGGTCACTTGTAAACCTTATGAATACTAAAACTATACCAATAGAAAAAGTCTATTGGATCAGACAGTTAGGTATTGAGTTAGTACAAAGACCTGTAGAGTTAAAAGATTTATTATAATTTATTTAAAAGATTTAGAAGGTCTTTTACAAAGTGAAAGACCTTCATAAATCTAAAAGGGGCCGATTATGACCGATGAAGATTGGGCAGAACTATGGGATTGTGTGGCTTTCCTAGTAACACTACCAACCATAATATTATTTTTTATCTTTTTGGAGTTAATATGATTGAAGTATCAGCACATAGAATTACAAATATAGCAGTAGACACTCCTACTGTTGACAATAACTGGATAGTACTTACTGCTAAAGATGTTAGGGGTCAGGAGTTTGAAGTGACCCTGTTTATTCATCAGTCTCATGATAAAAATACTACTATGTATGATTTTCTTCATGAGCTTAGAGATTCTACAGAGCAAGCAATAAAGGAGTTGTTAAGTGTTCAGCAATCACAATCCGAAGATTAATCATTTCGCACAGCGTAACCCAGATAATTTATTTCTAGTTATCATGATGGTTTCCCTTAGCATCCAACAAAAATGGGTGCTAGTGGGAGACATGATGGCTGATATGAAAAAAAATAAACTAGATTCTAAATATATCTGGGGCAACAAAAAGAATACTTACAAGTACATAAGTACTCATAAGCATTTTATCTACGGTCAGATGATGGCCGTTATTAATTCCAACAAGTCAGATACTTCAAAGTCGCACAGTCTTATGAAGATATTCCTACAGATTGATGGGCTTGGATTGGCTAAGGCTGGCTTTGTTTGTCAGTTAGTCGCTGGTTTGGTTGGCTGTATTGATGTTCACAATATAAAACAATATAATATTAAACCTGATCTCTTGATTTATAATAAGACTGTAAAGACTAAGAGAGGTCAGGAAGCTAATGAGAAGAGACTTCAAGAGTATGTAGCCCTCTGTGAAATCTATACATCTGAGAGACTTTGGAATGCTTGGTGTTCATTGATAGCTGATAAGTATCCTAAAGACTTTTTAGATGATTATCATGTATCAGAGTTACATTACACTTACCTACTTAACTAAGGAGCAATACTATGGCATCGTTTGAGAAAGATAGACTAAAAGAACAGTTAGCTAAAGATATTAAAAGTTATTTAGAGAAAGGAGGAGTTATTAATAAATTACCTGTATGTCCTGAAGTTACCAAGATTAAAAAAGAGATTGATAGAAAATATTTTAATAGATTTTAAAAGGTCTTTTACAAAGTGAAAGACCTTTATAAAACCTATAAGGAGCTAACCATGATAGATCACGACAAGGAACGATATATTCAAGAGCTAATGGAAGATGTTGATAAAACTAGAAGTATTATAGCAACAGTGCTTGATGATAATGATGTAGACCCAAACGTAGGTTTAATCGCTCTAAAAACTCTGGTGCGTCAAGTAGCTGCAACTATGGGAGATGCGCATTTAAAAGCATCAGATCAATTAGTTGATATTATCTGGGAAGATTGTTTAGAGCCTCAGATGGAAGAAGTACAAGCGAAATTACAGGGAGCTTATCACTAATGGGAGTCCATATCACACCAGTTTATGATGAAGCTCATGGTGTACCCTTTGTATACTATGAAGTCTCTTCAGACTTTAGCGGAGAAATAATTACTACTAACTGTCTCTTTCGGGCTGACGAAATAGCAGATGATTTAATTGCAGAATCACTTGAACAAACCTCAAACTAAGGAGCTACATATGAATGTTGTTAATTTAAATAATTATATTTTTGGTAATGGATTTGGTGACGCTGACTTTGATATTGATTTGAAGCAGCTACATTATAGTGCTAGATCACCCTCTGATTATCAGAATCACTGGCATGTAACTAACAAACGTGCCGTTATTCGTACCGATACTAATCAGTGTCTTGGAATTGTTGGCCCTAATTACAAGCCAGTAAATCACAGAGACATGATAGCTAATCAGCGATCTATGATTATGCGGAGTGATCTAGATTGTAGAGATATTACTGAGTCTATTGTTACTGATCGTTACGGTGCTAGATGTTATGTAAAGCATACTTTGCCTAATCAGTTCTTAGAAACTCCTGACGGTGACACAG